TGATTGCATTTTCGCAAGCATTCAAGTAATACAGCTCGTCAGCGTGCGATACGAGCTTTTCCTCGGCTTTGTTTCCATAGCTAGGTGACTTGGGCATGCCGTCCATCACGGGACTTCTGAGCGCTATTTTGGTGCGTTGAGCGAGCCGCTTGTGATGCCAGTAGTTCCCCAAGACCTCTTTGGCGTTTTCAATTGTTTTGTCATGATCAATTGGGCTAAAATATCTTGTTGCTCGCACCACTGCGTCCACTCCTTATGGTATAATTAAATTTGTAAAAGTTTGGGGAAACGGCGTGCCGTAATGGTGCGCTTTTTTTGATGCTGTCTGTGAAGATGGTGGCTTAAGTTCCATTATTCAAAAGCCATGTATTGCATAAAAGTCCCTGTCTTCCACCCGTCGCTAATCCGGCGGTTTTTTGTTATACTGTCTTCGGAGGCCCACTCCAAATGATTATTACCCTAGGTTCAATTTACACACTGGCCTCCGGCGCGTCCTTAATCAGACGTGCTTTTTTATTTGCAATCATTTGATCCTTTTCCAGTTAGCCCACATCCACATTGCAGCACCTGATATTATCAGCATGACGGCAATCATTGTTTCCCCTCCAGTAGCTCCGGATTCTCAAATATGTTGCCGATGACCTCGTATGTTCGATTAACATCATTGTTCCAGATGCTATATTCTTCCCCATCTACCAATTTGTATTGAAACATTGGGCGATAATCACCATACTGAACTACACCAATCTTAGGAATCTCGTATTTCATTTTAGGGTGAGCGACAATAATATCGCCTTCGTAGATTTCTCGGCCGTTCTTGTCATGCAGGCCGGTGTACTGCATCAAATGGGCTTCGTCATCAATCAGCTCTATGCCATTTTTGCCGTCATCAGCAGTTACCCACATACGTCCATCTGCGTCCCATTCTATATCGCTGACTGGATACATTTTGTTGTGCAGGTCATCCCACGCTCTGAACTTAATCTCTCGTTTCATTTCGCACCTCCTCGCCAGAAACTTCTCGCAACATGGTGTCGAACCCAACTGAATGGCCTACCTTTGTGAAGCGCTCGTCTACGTCCTTTTTGTCAAATAACGCGTCTTCAATTAGTCCGCGATTAGATCGCAAAGTGTGCACATATTTCTTCCCACGCCGAATGAAAATGAAGTCTCGCAATTTCGGATCGCTAACCCAAGGGTTTCTGATAATGTCGCCCTTAACTAATTTCATTTCTCCGCCTCCAATTTCACGATTTCTCCTGTTTCTTTAACTTTCCAGACACCTAGTAGCCATGCACGGGCGAAGACTGAATCGTTGCCATAATCGAATCCCTTTCCCCAAAGCCATTCCGAGATACTAGTAGCATTTTCAATCCCGGCTGTCAGAGACATGTGCTCCCAGTTAGTCTTGATATATTTGCCCACCGCTTTCGGAATCACCGGTAGATCATCTGGCAAGGCATTGTCATAGTCTTTCACATAGGCTTGTTTGTCTTCGTTAGTAAGCTCTTCACCAATTCCTTCACCGTCTAAGGCAATATATGCATCTGCTAGTTCTTCGAGTAAGTCATTGAACATGTCCCGCTTCGTCTCATAGTTCATAATTTAACTACCTCTCTTGTTTCCTGAATACGACAGACACCTAGTAACCATGCACGGGCGAAAATTTCTGAATGTGCTGAAATCCATCGTCCGACTCCAAATTGCTTGTCATGGGCACATTCAAGAGCTTCCTGAAGCGTTGCGTCCTCGTATACAGACTGTTTAATGAAATTACCAATGCTCTTCAGAATCACCGGCAGATCATCTGGCAACGCGGCATTGTAGCGCTGGTACCACATGCTTTGGTGATCAATACTGTTTTCTACGGCCATGGCGCAAAACACGTCTTGCTTCGTTTCTGGTTTAGTCATAGCTGCCTCCCACAGTTACCACAGAACAGTGGCTTAATTCTCTTGTTTCCAAACCAACGTGAATAGGCGTCTCGGGAAATTGTGCGACCATACCTGTTGTGGCAATATCGGCACGTGGCTTGTGCCTCACCTACATCTGGTAGCGCGGCATCATAACGATTTTGAAAAGAAAAAATTTTATAAGCTTGTTTTGACTGCTGTGGTACCCAATCTATCGGATTCCTTTCGGCAATTAGCTCATCATCAGTATCTTTATACTGTTCAAGAAGTCCCTCGAACACGTCCCGCTTCGTCTCATTGCTCATCGTCAGTCACCTCTTCTTTCGTGAAAGGTGCTCCGTTCAGCCCATATAGATTAAGCTGTTTCTGAGTAAATACGGTTCCGATGTCATCGCTATGCTTAGTTAAATTCACGCCAAAACCGCCAAAGGATAGATATTCAGGGGTATTGTCTTCATTCCACCAGCTGTTAGGGGCTAGAACCTTGTATCGTTTTTCTTTTTTAATAGTGTAGCCGTTGACGTAGGCATTCATCAGTAGCTTTTCTAAGCCATCATAATCATCAGTATTCATAGAAATATAGGATGCTGGAAATTTATACTTATTTGCATCTTCAACGATTTTGGCTTGTTCTTTGGTAAGAACTACCTTTTCAGGCTCCTCAACGAACGTGACAACGTGGCCACCATGATAATGAGCAACACTTTTGGCAATTTCCTCGTCAGCTGCAGCCGCTAAATCCACGGTGCTTATTTTCCAGAAGCCGTCTTGGTCTTCAAAGTCCCAGTATTTGCCTTCATCGTTCTTTACCGCGTACAGTTTTTCTTCGCTCATTTTTCGTCCTCTACTTTCGTAAGCTTGTACAAAGTTCCTTTGATGTCCACGTAAACCGGCTCACCGGTCGCTTGGCTGCTGTAAGCATCGTCTACTTCGGGTTCCATTGGTCGGCTTGCTCACATACTTTTTTGTGAAGAATCTGTTCGCATACCGTTTGAACTCTTCGCGCTTTTTCTCGGGCATTCCTGTCCTCTCTGCTTCTGGAAGTCTTCCCTTTTTCCGTAGATCGTAAATCTTGGTTTTTATGGCATCATATCCCCGATTGAAAAGCCTCTGTAACTCTTCGTAATTCTCAACGATGCCATAACTATCAAACTTTATATTTTGCAACAAAGCAGTTTCTTCTTCATGTGTCCATTTTCTTGTACGGGCGTATCCATTGTTACGCCAAAATCCCTCAATCCCATATTTGGTTCTACCCGTTATCATTGCTATTTCTTCGTACGTGTATTTTTGCTCAATCAGACTGGCAATCATCTTTTTCTCGCTTTTGGAATAAAGACTGCGATATTTTTCTTGCTGATTATTTCTGCAAAATTTTGGAAGCTTTCCTTGTTTTCTGAGATCATTCACAACATGTTCAACGCTAGATATTGTCCTGCCAAACATTTCAGCAATTTCTTCATAGTTTAGGATGGCGTTTGTATCTGCGGCCATAATCACTTCATTTTTCACACGGTCAATTTCATTTTGTGTCCAAAATTTGTATACTCTGCCTTGTTTCATATCGTTCACCTCACAAAGCGGCCATTAATTGTCCGATCTTTGCATCTGCCGAAGTCTCTGTATCTTTCAGCAAATGGATATAGACCTTCTGGGTTGTCAGCGAGCTAGAATGGCCTAACCGTTTTGCGACAGCCTGTAAGTTGATACCCTTGCCAATGAGTAATGATGCATGTGTATGCCGCAATCCATGCGCCGATATAACGGGAACGCCAGCATTCTCACAATGGCGTTTCAAGATGTCATTAATTGTCTCGTTGTATATACGCTTCCCGTCTGGTACAAATATTGGCTTATCTTTCGGCAAATTCTGGATCAGCATTGCAAACTTCGCTGCAGTTTTGTAGTCAAGCGCAATCGTTCGCACAGATGATTTATTTTTTGTAGGGGCAAACTTACCTGTGGCGCTTTTGTAATCCCAAGTTTTGTTAACTCTTAGTGTCAAAGAGTCGAAATCAAAGTCTGCAGGTGTTAGCCCGAGGGCTTCTGCAAATCTCAGTCCCGTCTTGGCAAGTAGCAAAATCATGTAATCGTAATCTAGCTCTTTCCCCAAGTTAAGATCTTGGAGAAGTTTCTCTAATTCTTCTGGCTGCAAAAACTTAATCTTGTGTTCTCTGTGCCTGGTGCCGCCAATAACTGCACGCAAGGTTGGATCTCGCTTTATCAGTCCTTCGTCCAGAATGTCCTGAATCACGCATTTTAGCTGGTGATGAAAGTCCATGCATGTCTGATGCTCATGTGTCTCTGCATACTGGCTTAGAAGCTGTTGATAGCTTCTGCGGGTAAGCTGTGTCACCTTTAGTTGCGGTGCCAACAATCTGAGCATTCGCTCGGTGTTCTCCCACTTGCGATAGGTCACTGGGGTCACATAATTGTGCTTGTATGTCTCAATCCACTTTTTGAAATAGGTATGAAATAGCTGCTCATTTCTCTTCAAGTTTGTCCTCCTTCCCCGCTGCTAATTTCTGAATGGCTTCGTTGTATCTTGCGGGTATCTCTGTTGATTCAATGTGATTTTGTTCAGGTTCTAACCATTGTCGAATATCGAATTCTTGTTCAACGTCTTTGCTATGCGGCATCACATTTACTGTGCTGAAATGCAAATAGTCGTCTTCATCGTTTTGGATGAAATATACTTGTCTAACAGCACGTGTCAGACTGTCACCATGAACAATTGTTGCGTTCATGCCGCGAATGGCACAATTGAATATTAGAAACGGCAACGTGCTATCGCCAAGCTCTTCCAGATGGTAAAAATACATGCTTGGCCGATAATCCCACGGCTTGTGCTTCAAGCGGTCCTGTTGCCATCGTTGAATCATCATTGAGCCAGTCCCAGCAGCAACCTCGTAATACTCGCTACTGTCATTCGATCCAACGAGCATGTTCACGAGCTTGCTGATACTTTCAGGTGTGAAATCTTGTTTCTTGTCTTTGCGATCAGCTTGAACACTCATGAAATATTCTGAGAACCAGTCATGTGATACGTCTGTGCTAACATCTAGGAATTGCTTAAAAAGCTCGTTACGCTTTTGCTGATCCATGACAATCTTCATCAATGCTGCTGGGGCCTGCTGTGCCTCGCGAACACCCAACAGTTTGTGAACGACATCAGCCGTAAATTTGGTCGTCATTTGAGTGCCTCTCATTTCGCACTGACTGACTTCACAGCCTGATCGGAATAGTCCTTGATGCTCTGTGCGTCTTTGATGGCCTGTGATAAGTCATTGTTTGCCTGTTTGGCGGCTTCTAACTTAGATGTAAGGTCATTGATGGCCTTCTGCTTTGCATCGACCTCAGGCTGCTGCTGGCGTGGTTCAGGCTGATATACAGAAACATCTAGGCCTCTCACAGGAACTAACCACTTCATTTCAACCTCTACAGGGTCATTCGCCTCAGCTTTGAAGTGGATCTTTTCAACCTGTCCAACCTCAATGCCATTCACAAAAACTTTGCCGTTTTGAATTCGTATGCTATTCATTTCGAGTCCTCTTTCTTTCCAAGTGCCTTTAACTGCTCCATCTGCGCCGTAAATTTTACTGACATGTTTCCTCCTCTTTCTTGATAATCAGTGGTTCCGGAATATCGACTTTAATGTCATCACCACGGCTGTTGTGCGATTCCGTATGTTTGGCCATGTTCTCGTTTATCCAGCGGATACACCGAGATTGATACTTGGCTCGGTAATACTCGGTTCCTGTGTTTAAACCTGCTACTACGTACATTTGTTAGCCTCCAATAGCTTCACAGCATCGTCTGCCGATCTGCATACGCCGTAAATTACTTTTGTTCCTGATATAGCGGCCGCAAAACGTTTTTGATCTTCACGAAGTCTTCCTTTTTCGTTTTTGCATTCAACTAGTACAGCACGTCCATCATTCTTACGGACCGCCGTAATATCAGGCCACCCAGGCGGTGGTCCTGCGTTGAAAAGTCTTCCGTCCACAGTTCTTACAGTTCCTACGTTCGTTCTAGTGACAATGCAACCATGTTCCGATAGTGCCAGCATGATTTCTGATTGAATGGCATGCTCTGATTTCATATATCCTCCATTGAGGGAGGATCTTAGGGAGGATGAATAATTGCCACAATCCCTACTGCTACAAGGTTTAGGCACTATTTTTTTGGTCAGGGAGGATGAATGGAGAAAAAAAGTTCATACTATACTTTTTATATTTACCTATATATACTTTTTAACTATTCATCCTCCCTAAGAAGAAAATATAGGCTGTAACCTACGGCACGTAGGCGTTTCGCAAAAAAATCATCCTCCCTGTCATCCTCCCTAATTGTTTAGAAAGTTAAGTCTCGGGTCAGATTTGATACGTATTCCAAGATAGAAGAAACTTCCTCGTTTATGCTTGTCGAATTTCTTTTGCATTTCTGCACCAAACTTTTGCTTGCGCATCTTGTATTCACCGGATTTGTCACACCAGTCAACATATGTTTGGTAAAGCTGACCAGCAGCGGCCTGATATCCGGGTCCTTTTTCGCAGCAATCATTGACAAACAGTTCAAGAACATCCATTTCTGTTCGATACTCATTGCTTGCATCTTTCACACTCTGCGGCGGCTCTAATCCTTCGCGCTGCCACTTGAGTGCGCCATCAACGGCCCAATTTAGAATACCGATTGATTCACGTTCAAGCTTGTATGTCAGCCTTTTGTCTACCTGATCCACTGGCACTTGATGAGTAAATGGAATCAGCATCAATCTCCGCCAGATACCATCATCTGTTCCTCGAATAATTGGCTTGTGGTTAGTTGACAGCCAAAGCTTGAATTCTGGTTTGAATTCGAACTCTGATCCGTACAAGAAACGTGCGGTAACAGATTCTCCTCCGGTTAATTCTTTGATAAGTCCTTCATCTAGTCGGACGCCTTCATTTGGTTCACTTGCAGATACCAGACGAGCTCCCTTTAGTCTTGCAATATCGCCGTTGGCACCACCGCTAGACTGCTGAACCATAATTGATTTAGCCTGCATCGTGCGTGAATAACTTCCAGCTATGTGCTTGAGAGTATCCATGAAAACAGATTTACCGTTTCGCCCTGATCCGTAAAGGATAAACATGACCTGCTCTTCAACTGATCCTGTTAATGAGTACCCGACCGCTTTTTGAATGTAGTCAATCAATTCATTGTCTCCATTGAAAGTCTGATTCAAAAAAGCTTGCCATTCAGGACATTCAACAGTGTCTGAATATTCAACGTTTGATTTCTTCGAGAACATTTTCTTGATGTCATGCTCGTGAAGAGTTCCATCAGATAGATCAATATATCCGTTGTCAACATTCATTAAGGTCTGATCGACATCAAATTCATCAGTTGTCACCGGTAGGCGATGTTGAATCTCATCTTCAAGCGCTCTTTTAGCACGATTTCCACGACTGGTTTTGCAAAACTTTGCCCATTCCTTCTCAGCCTTATCGGGATCAACATCAGGAGGAGTTTTTGGCTTTTCCTTTTTCAAGTCAGCAATTACTTCGTCAATCATGGTTCGCAATAAGCCGCGCTTATCAAGTTCCCAAAAGCTACCATTGTAAATGTACCAAGCCTTATCGATATAGCTGTACCTTGCGACATCACCATATCGATCAACAAACCTATCGGCATTACCTGTGTCATCCCACGAACGGGGAGGAAACGCTTTTGGCTTACCAGTGTCAGTAATAAATCCAAGCTTATATTTAGGCTTTTCATGTTTCGGCTGATAAGTATCACGTACATCATTAATGGCTCGGTTGAGTGTTGAAACGCCGTAGGTTGTTTTGCCGTGCTTCTCATCCCACTTTGGCCTCATTAGCGATGACTGACGAAATATACTGTCCATCCGGATGAAATCTCTGCCTGTCCAAAATGCCAGGTCATTTGCGAATGCCAGATCGGCCTCCGATTGAGATGGATATAATGGTTCCCAGCCTCCGTTGAGCAATTTCTTAATTCGATCACCACTTTTAGATTTCAGCATTTTAATGATGATCTCATCTTCAGAAAGATTGTTAGGTGCTAAATTGTACCTGCTAGGTAAATCAATGACAGTTTTTGGCTCCAAATACTTTGTATATATCCGCTTGAATTCCTCTTTTGTGGGAGAATTGATTGAATGAAACTTGCCAATCTCATCTCCAGTCATTGCAAAGAACCGCCCGCTTTGATACATCTCGACATTAGCTTTTCTTCGGCGTGTACCGGGTATTTCGCCTTTGACAATGATGTGAATACCAGTACCAGACATTGACCTTTCGGTATATGACTTGAAAGTATTCATGAACTCCCATGCGACATTGTCGCCAGTTTGTCCCTCTTCTAGTCTGTCCAAATCATCGCCAATATGATCAACGTCAATTCCTACATATCCGTTTGCAAAGAAAAATCCAAGTCCGTCAAGGTCATAAGCCTGCAATGCTGTGATTGCTTCTTCAAAAGTTACCCACTGTTTCGAGTCCGTTGAGCTTGTTTTTGTGCCAGTTAAGGCAGAATAAGGAATCTTAGTATATTTGTTTTTTTCTGGTTGCCAGATTCGGTGAAAGCAGCCCCATTGTTTTAGGGACCGTAGTTCTGCTGGAATGCGTTCATACATTCGTACTCCTCCTAGAATGGCAAGTCGGAATCGTCAACCGGTTCATGAGGCTGACTTGGTTGAGAATCATCCTTAAATTTGTGCGCAACTTGTGGATACTTGCTAGCATGAACGCTCCACGGGGCCACTGTGTTTCGATCACCATATTCAGGGTTTTTCTCAACTTTGACATAAACTCGTACAGGCTTGTGATAAATAGCCTTGCAGAAATCATCGATGCTATTTAGTGGAGTGCCTTCTGGGATCTTTGTCGCTTCTAATACATACTGGAGACCGTCCATATCGTATTGATTAGTAGCTTTGCGTTTCCAGTTATCGAAAAAGACAACTCGGTTATGGTACTTTCCGTTTGTTTTCGGCTCCGCTGCATCAAGATCATTACGAACTGTGAGACGCAGCTGTAGTGATTCCGATCCACTCTTGGTTGCAGTTTCACCGGCTTGCGTAATGACCATTTCATATTCACCCTGTGGAAGTGGTGAAAAATCGTTTTCCTGGTTCTTGCTATAATCTGCGGTAATGAATGACATATTAGTTTCCTCCTAAATATTTATGTTCAGCAGCTTTGCGGGCTGCGATGGCTTCGCTTTTGGTTTCAAAATATCCTAAACTTATCTGTTTACCTTTTACTGTAATGGCCGCTTGCCATTTCTTCCCCCTTCGATATACGCCGGTCACACCACTGTTATTTAGTGAACTGCTGCGAGGGATCGGCACTGGTAACACGCCGTGATTTAGGTAATTTGATTTAGCGTCTTCGTACGCTTGGTGTGCCTCTTCACCGTTATTAAAATGTCCAAGTCCATAGTTGATCCCGTCAATGCCAATTTGGGCAAAGTATCTGCCAGCATTGATAGTTACCCCCGCATAACCCGTGGTATTCCTTGAACACAGAGATTGTGGGAATTTTTGATCTCCGCGATGCCCATATCGTAAATTTCCTGATGTTATTGTTTTAACTTTCTGCGTTCCAATATTGCGGACAAGCAATTCGGTTCCCGCACTTCGTGATGTAAAGCCGGTGCGCCCAATCACTTTAAGTTTTCCGAATGTTTTTCCTTCGTATTCAATGTATCCACCCATCTATGCTCGCTTCCTTTCCTTTAGCCATCCCCTAGCCACAATCTGGTGGTAAGCCCATCCAGGCTTATAGCCGCGTGCCTTTGCAATTGCGTACATGTCTTCTGGTGACTCGGCATCTTCGGCTTTCATTTGTCCATATTTGGTTTTTGAATAGTCCGCAACTATTTTGAATACTTTTTTGTCTACCTTCTTTAATTTGGCCGTAGGATCAACTTCAAGATCAGCGCCGTCTGCTCTGAATGAATATCCGCAAAGTGGGCATTGCTTAACCTGTGCAGGAACGATTCCGTAACATTTTGGGCAGCTCTTGATCGCAGGTCCGTCTGATTTACCCCTGTGTTTTTCCTGCTTAGGTCGATCTTTAAGTGACCATTCACGGTCAGTATCAGGAAGGCCAAAGCGATAAACGTTCGCAACGTGATCAATAATGATTGCCCTTTTGTTCGGCCTATAGCGCATTCCTCGCATCGATTGCTGAATGTCAAGGACAAGAGAAGCAGTTGGCCTCAGCATGATGACAACGCCACATTCGGGAACGTCAAACCCTTCTGAGATGAGATCGACGTTTGATATGACTCTAATTTTTCCATCTTTAAAGGCCGTCATCGCTTTATCACGATTCAAAGCAGGTGTTTTGCTGTCAACATGAATGGCAGATATACCGGCAGCATTGAACGTTGCCGCAACACGCTTGCTTTCTTCAATACTGTGGGCATAGACAATAGCCTGGCGTCCATTTGCCAACTTCTGGTAGTGACTAACCACATCACCAAAAATCATCTTTGTATTGGCCTCATCAATCGACTTCGTGGAGTAATCACCAGTTGATGATTTCTTTAGCTTTTCAACGTCAATTAAGGTTGGCGCATAGTAGTCAAAAGGAGCTAAGTAGTGATGCTCAATTAGCCATTTCACTGTTGGGCCCTCAACCATGGTTTCATAAACATCACCCAGTCCCTTTCCTGAAAGTCTCCAGGGGCTTGCTGAAAAGCCTAAGCGTGGAACATCTTTATAAAATCCATAAATTTTTAGGTAAGTCTTTGCCAAACTGTGATGTGTTTCATCAGTTATGATTAGGGTCGGTTTTGGCAATTTTCCTAAGCGTCTAGCAATTCTGCCAACAGTCATGATGGTGCATTTGCTCAAATCAACTCCGTTTGCAATAAAAGTCTTCGTGATTTGATCAATAAGCTCTTTTCTGTGAACGGTGAACATAACGTGCCCGCCCTTCATGACTGCCAACCTAGCTATTTCAGCGATGATAACTGATTTACCAGATCCCGCTGGGCTTACTAGCAGTATAGATTTGTGACCGTCAGCCAGCTTTTCTCTTGCTTGATTAACTAGCTCCTTCTGGTAAGGATGAAGCTGAAACATCACTGTCACCTCCAAACTTAAAGAGGTCCTCAATGGCGCACGCAGTTCGATCATCCAAACGATTTTTGGCAAAGATTGCATCTGAACCTGCAAGGATAACTCCTCGGTGGCTTGTCTTTGTGCTGATGACCACGCGCCCTACAACGTCCGTCAGACCTAGTAGCCCGTCACGCACGCTGTCACGAATTGCTGGTGCATACTGGCTGAATGATTGCCCAGTTTCGCTCGTAACATCTCGTGTGTTTTCCCAAGCAGTTACTAGCACGTTTACTGGTGCGTCCATGAAGACCATGGTCATGATGCGGGCAAAGTAATTCGTCCATCGTGAGTAGTCCTGCAGCTCGTTGCCAATACCGTTTTTACTGTGCCTACCCATCTCAACAAACCAGTCTTTTTCGAACGCTGAGACGTTGTCGATCACCAGATTGTCATATCCAGAAACACGTTCAGCCAGATTTTTCAGAAATTCTTTCCATTCCTCGCTTGGCTTGCTTCGATCAAATGGTTGCACATCAATGTTCGTTGCACCGGATAGCACTTTGGAACTGTCATCCAGATCTAGCACGAGTGTTTTACCATCAAGATTGCGAATGGCTGACGTTTTGCCGACACCGGGCTTCCCGTAAATCAAAACTCGCCAGTTCTTTGTTCGATCAATTGCAGATGCATGTTTAATTGGCTGCATGATTCCCTCCTACTTGATTAATAAGTGTTCACCGCGTGGCTTAAGCTCCGCACCTAGAACTTTTTCTCCGGCTTCCAATCGTTCACGAATCTTGTCCGTATCTGGTTCGCGTTTCACCTTGAATACATCAGCCTGTAAATTGTCTTGATCGATGTAAATTGGCTGTTTTCCGCCATTCTTAGCAACACTGATAGTGAATAGCGGCGTCTTGATTTTGCGTTGATTAGTTTCGTTCATCGCTTCAACCAACCGCTGTGAAATAGTACCGAGGTTAGATTGATAAGCTTTAATCCGTGCTTCGAAACGGTCACGTTCTTTTTTGTTAGCTTCAATATCGGCCTTGATTTGGCGAATAACCTGTGCATATCCTTCAGCTTTGTCATTAATTGCATCCACGATTGAATCCATGGTGTCGGCCAATACTTCGGGATCAGTTGTCCCGTCTTCAGCTAGTTCTAATAAACTCGCATATTTTCCTTGTAAGTCGTATAATGTTGACATAATAAGTTTCCTTTCTATCAGTCGTTGGTCTGCATACCAGCGGCTTTTTTCATGGCTTGCTTGATAATAAATAGGATCGCGTGTGCGCCATCTTCTTGGCCCATGGCGTAAGTTTGATGGGGATCTGTGTTGTTCGGCCCATAATCAGTGGCAACCTTGTGATATTTTGCAATCTGACGGTTAGATTCAGCTAAAATGTGCTCGTATTCCTCATTGGTCATCACGTCATCCCCTTAGTTTTGCTAGTCGTGCACGCAGCTTCTCATTCTGGACAAGCAACATCTTTGCAATTGGTGTGTGGTTGCCGCGAATGATGTCTAACGTCAATTTGTTGTGATCTTTTAGCAAATCGCCAATGGTACATTCTGCTTCATTCAATCCACTGCCTCCAATTTCCGCTGTGACCTAAGCAGTGACCAATGATCACGCCGAAGCCACCTGCAATTAGTAAATAGCCAATCATTATTTGCCCTTCTCTCTAAGTGACCTTGAAATCTCTGGGA